TGCGAATCAGCCAAAGATGCTGATTTGATCTTGATAGCAGATACCGGATCAACCGATCAAACAACGCAAGTCGCTAGAGATTGTGGTGCAACAGTCTATGACATAGCCATCAAGCCTTGGCGGTTTGACAAAGCTAGAGATACTGCCCTTGCTTTAATCCCCGGCGACTTTGATGTCTGTATTTCCCTTGATCTTGATGAAATCCTAGAATCTGGTTGGCGAGAGGAAATCGAGCGCGTCTGGAAAGAGGATACTACTCGACTCCGCTATAAGTTTGATTGGGGTTGCGGAATTTCGTTCTATTACGAAAAAATCCATCATCGTACAGGCTACCATTGGCATCATCCTGTCCACGAATATCCGCGCCCTGACAGCAGAACAAAAGAGGTTTACGCTCAAACTGACATGCTTTTGGTAAGCCACCATCCTGATCCAACCAAGTCTAGAGGGCAATACATGCCTTTACTGGAGTTGGCAGTCAAAGAAGACCCATATTGCCCTAGAAACGCCTTTTATCATGCTAGGGAACTAACCTTCTATAACCGCTGGGAAGAGGCTATAGAGGCTTTAAACAAGTATTTGGCTATGCCAGAGGCTACCTGGGCAAATGAACGCTGCTACGCCATGAGGCTGCTTGGCAAGGCGTATGACGAAATAGGCAATGGTTGGGAAGCTCAAAAATGGCATAGATTGGCTTGTGCAGAAGCTCCCGGAACCAGGGAGCCTTGGGTGGAATTAGCCATGTTTTGCTACCGTAGAAACCTTTGGCTGGAATGCTATTCCTCGGCTAAACAGGCTTTACACATAACTGACAAGCAGGCAGTCTACACAATGGACCCGTCTGTTTGGACTGAAAAGCCATGGGATTTGGCATCCCTGGGAGCATGGAATATTGGGCTAAAAGAAGAGGCAGTCCAATTATGTAAAAAAGCATTAGAATTTAATCCATCTGATAGCCGTTTAATCCAAAATCTCCAGAAAATGACAGAGATAACCACGGTGACATGAAATGAGCGATTATTCCCGTTTAAGAACTCCATTTGTAAACATGTCCTTTACCCCGGATGTGCCTAGCAACGCCTTGGGACCGAATGAGTACAACAATGGGTATAACGTAGAAACCGATGTCCGTGGCATTCAGAAAATCTTTGGTGAAGAAGAAATCTTAACCGCCATCCCTAACCAAGCTATTTTTATGGAGGGTGGCTTTAGAAGCCAGACTACATGGGTTTACATAGTTGCCACTAGAGATTCTTCAGATCATGGCAGATGGTACATGGTTACAACATCTGGTGTTACTAACATAACCCCAGGAGTTGGCGGCAATCCTTCTGTTTATCTTGCTGGTTATGTCAATGGCCTAAACATCACTACTTCCTGGGTAGGAAATGTATTTTTTATAAACGATACATTGAGCAACCCCATGTATTTCTTGCCTACAAGCAATGAAATTACCGTTACTTCTGATGTTTCATGGAACTACGAAAGCGTCATTGGCGTTACAAAAACTACTGCAGGATTTGTTAGAAATTACTGCTCTCCCAATGTTGGCAACATCCTGATAGCCGGGAATCTGACTAAGACTTCTGGTGGCATTGAAACCAACTATCCAACAACTGTGCGTTGGTCACAGGCTTTTGCCACTACAGGCTACCCAAGTACCTGGGAACCGACACTTTCCAACGTAGCTAACGAACAAGAAGTCCCGGTTCGAGGGCCATTGATTGATGGTTTCTTTTTGGGTGGCAATTTCTATGTTTGTTCCTACTGGGATACGGTTGTTTTTAGCCCTATTGCCTATCAAAACAGCACAGCCCCTATCTTTGGCATTCGGCTGCTCAACCAGGGCAGAGGTCTAATTAACAACAATTGTTGGACAAATACAGATGCAAATGTCTACGGAATTGATTCTAGAGACATTTGGTTGTTTGATGGCGCAAACTTTACTTCTATTGGCAACCAAAAAGTAAAGAATTACTTCTTTTCCAATTTGAATCCTGACTACTATGACCGTATCTTTATGGTCAATAACACACAAAAGTACCAGATTGAGATTTACTACCCAGATTTAAATTCTACTGGGTGGTGCAATAAGATGCTGTCCTATCGCTATGACCTACAGATATGGAACGCACCCAAAGACATTGAGAATGCATGTATGGGCACAGAAGGCCCTAAAGTGGACTCAGGAGCGTTTAACTTGGCTTCTAGGGTGGTTGCCTATGCCAGGGCTGATTCTTCCTCTCAAAAGCTCATTCAGACCGCTGTAGGTAATTCTTTTATTAATAATGCGGCAATTCCTGCATTGTTTGAGCGTAATAACATGGCTTTAAGTACAGACAGAGGCCCTGTACCATTTAGTTCAAAAGTCTACATCCATCGTTTGTTGCCGGAAATAGCCGGAACCGGATTGGTTGAAATTACGGTTGGAGGCGCAAACTCTACAGCCCAAACGCCTATTTATGGGCAAACTGGGAAATTGACCATTGACACTGATTCCCCATGGGTAAGCACTCAACAAAATGCAGTTAGAACTGTGTCTGTAAAAGTTGAATCAGATGATGCTACAAACCATTGGAATCTGACAGCGGTTAACTGGCAAGCCACCATTGTTGAGGATGCGTTCTAATGCCTTTTGCACTAGATTCCAGTCCAGAACTGTCAGAACTTTCTGATGCAGTTAATTATTTGCTTGCAAATTTTAGCCCGAATGTTTCTGCAGACATCAATACGGGGCAAATTATAGGACCTGCTGGACAAGTAACAGGATATCTATACAAGTACATTGCAGTCAAATATGCTGATAGCTTTGATGGAACTGTCAATTTTTCAGATAGTCCAACAAACAGGGAATACTATGGTATTCGTAATAGCAACAGTACGGTAGAGTCTGCCAACCCTTCTGACTATCTTTGGTACAAAGTATCTGGTGGGTTTGGAACAACCAAATTCTTGTTCTACATGACATTTGGTGGCAGAGGAATTGAGTTTTATGTTGGAACAACTGCGCCAAGCCAGTTCTATGTAGAAGAAGATGGATCTATTATTGATCTTGATTTGATTACATCTGCGCCTTTTTCTCCAGCAAACTTTGCAGTCATTAGATCTGCCAATGACTTTAGCCCTCCAACCAATGCAGAGGTTTTATCTGCCATAGGAAGATTGCCTATAGATGGGGATCTTTGTATTGTTAACTACAACAGTGGTGTTGCTTCCATTCAATACAAATATCTTACATCCTGGGTTGTTTTCCAGAAAATTCTTACTGGTGATCTTATTGTTGCAAACAGTATTGTAGGAACAAATATTGCAGCATCAACTATTACTGGTACAAACATAGCAGGCTCAACAATTACTGGCACTAATATAGCAGCTAACACAATTGATGCTGGCAAATTAAATGTATTACAACTTTCTGCAATAGCCGCTGATTTAGGAACAATTACCGCTGGAAGCATTAGTTCTATATCTTTAAATTCGTCAACATTAACTGTTGGTACATCTCCAGTAGTTGTTGGAACAACTATGACTGGCAATGGCGCTGTTATTAACGCAGTAGGCTCATTTGCATTTGGTAATGCTTCAACCAACATATCTTTTAATGGAAGTCAACTTACTTTAAATGGCAATGTAGTTAACACAGCAAATATAAATTCTAATGCTGTAACAACTAGCGCAAAAGCAACATCAGTAACTTTTGCAATGGAAGTTGGTGATGCGGCAATTGTAATGGGCGGCACTGCTGCTAGAAACTATGTTGGATCAGGCACAAACCTTACTAGAACAACTAATCTAAATGCAAGTACTGGAACATTTGCCTCTATTGCAAATCAAGTTGTATATAATCAACAAACCGTTACAAATTATTATCCGGCTTGTTTAATAACTGGTTTGTATATATGTACTTCTGCTGGCAACATTACATTTACTGTAACAAATACTGGTGGTAATGACAATACTGGAACAACTGGAATTAGCGCATCGCTAATAAAACGATGATCTATTTTTCTATATACAGCCAAACAACTGGTGAAATTGTCAATTCTGGTTATGTGCCAAATCAAGATTTATATGATTTGCAGCCAGTAGAAAAAGGCTTTGTTAAAGTTCCTGTTGAATCTGATATAAATTCTCAATATTTTGAAAATGGTGTTTTGGTAAACATTCCAAACAAACCAGATTATGAATGTCATTTTGATTTTGCTGCAAAGCAATGGGTTTTAGATTACGATGTTCAAACAGCAATAATTAAAAACCGTAGAAATCGTTTATTGGCAGAATCTGATTGGACTCAGTTGTCAGATGTGCCAATTACAAATAAAGATGTTTGGGCACAATATAGGCAAACATTAAGAGATATACCAGAACAATCTGGCTTCCCAACAAATGTTGTTTGGCCCACTCCACCACAAGGATAAATTATGGGATCATCTACCGCATCAGTGTCTCAACCACAGACCTCTGGGTCATCTGGAAAGATGGGGCCTATTGGTCAGGTTGTTAGCCAATCTGTTAACCAAGCGCCTGCGCCACAACCAGTA